GCTCTGTCGGAATACCTTGAATTGTAGCAGATCCTTGACTACGGCCAAATTCTGTGTTGTCTGACATAGCAGAATTTAAAACTAGCAAGAATTGTTCTAGCCAGTTTGTGTTTGTTGGGTCGTTCCACGAAATAATCTGCTGTGCTAGATTACGACCGTTGCTGTCAACAATGTCTTCTGTTGTGGTAACAGATGTAAATTTTAAAAGTCCCTGTGCCGCTATGTTTCGTTTAGCATTATAACTTAACATACGTGCTAAACGAAGCACACTTTCTTTGGTTTCTGCAAGCTCGATAAAATTTTCACGGCTGGCTAAATCTACTCTAAATGCTAAACTTTGTCCTAAAAATGCCACAGCATCTATGAGTGCTAGATACTCAGAACTTTCAATATAATCGTTGAAATCTTCTGGATAGTTTTCACGCAGATAGGTGATAATAACACGACGAAGATTTTCAAAATCATAAGATTTGAAATCTGCGTTCTTAAAAGTCTGGTATATTCTAGTCCAGTCTTGATTTAAAATTAAGTTATTTTGTCTGCTTGTAGCGGTCATTTTTAGTCCCTATACCAATATTTACCAAAGAAAATTAAGTGCTTAGTTAATGACGGCATTGTTTCGATCAAAATCAAAAGTCATTCTTTCATTGATATTAAATGGAATATATGTTACATCTGCTTGTATTCTAATACCTTGATCTGTGCTGTCAACCTGTATTTCGTTGACGATAATTCTTGGATCATAGTTTACAATATCTTCTACATCCTTGGCGATTATATTTTTTACATCTTCTGTAAATGGCTCAAAAAGCATATCCCAGATCACAGTGCCGAATTCGGGATTTTCTAATTTTTCACCTTTGCGAATATAAAAATGATTTATTAAATCTTGTTTAACTAAATCAATATCATAGAGTTTATAGTTTCTAGTAACTTCTTTAGAACTAAATCCTTTATAGGTAAAAATTCTTTGATCCTGGTCATCTACAATAGCAGATCTGCTAGCCACTGTTTTTTGATTATAAATTTTATTTGCCATAATTATACATCCCTATCTGTGTTATCTGGTGTAAGTTGTGCTGGCGCTTGGTTTTCATGTAGAGGCCAAGGCTCGTGCATAGGTATACGTTTCATAAAGCTCTTAACTACACCAGATTGATATTTTTTAGTTTGCCAACCTGCTGAGACACTTGTTGCTGGGTTATCTCTCAAATCATAAGGTTTAACAAATGTTGCTACCTGTGCAGATTCTGCTGCTAGGTCGCTGTTCATGTTAATTGATGCTGCGGTTTCTTTATGGGCGCCACCGCTGCCAATGCTTGTATCCCCTGTGGCACTGAATCTATTATTGCCACCTGTAGCTAGATCAAAGTCTGTATAACTTGAAATTTTAGTCGAAGCACCAACTAGAATATCTAAATTTTTACCAACGGTCAATTTTGCATCGCCGTTTACTAGAAATTCCATATCGGTATTAACTTCACAGTGCCATTTACCTGTCTCGGCATGCATGTTAATATTTCTTCCTGCTTCTAAATTAATATCTCTGTCAGCACGGATGTTTAAATCTGTTTCTGTATGTATTGAAATACTGTCAGCGGCATAGATATCAATCTTACCGTTGGCTGTTAATTCTACCCAAGCAGTTCCTCTGGCATTGGCGATGTAAATTAAATCTTCAGAGTTATGCATCAATATCTGATGACCAGTTCTAGTACGAACTCTAAAATATTCGTTGTAAGGAATATCTGGATTACCTAGATTATTTGTTTTTTCTCCGGTGCCAACAACTGTGCTTTCTAATACATCAATATATTTTACAGGTCCTTCTGCTGCGGGTTTTTCTCTACGGAATCTATCATCCCCGTCGTCCATTACAAACTGTGTGCCACCTAAACGACTTATAGGTACAGGGCGCTCTGTTGTGCTGGTGTTCTTTCCTATGACTCCTTTTTTAGCATTTTCTCTACGATCAACAGGACCTGGAGTTGATATACCAAACACTGCACTAGGAACTTCTCTACGAGCAGAAGTTGTAGTTACGCCGCGCACATCGTCTTCTAATAAACCTTGTTGTAAAAATCTATCCGCGATAGGATGAACCGGTTTTTTGATTTTGTCAGGGTCTATTTCTTGACGCTCACCGTTAATACGCTTGTTAATTTCTGCTGTTGGTAACGGTTGTTTGGTATTGTATTTTTCTTTGTCGTTTTTATCTAAGAATACTTCTGTGGTTCCTGCGATAGCTGGTACCATCTGATTAGCGTTTCTTGCTGGTACGCAGGCAAACCAGTAACCTTGGGCAGGATCTCCATCAACAAACATTACCAAAACATTTACGCCAACATCAGGTGGCACCATCCACATACCATAACTTTTTTGTGTATCGTTGAATCCTTCTAAGGTATTGTTTTCTCCTGTGTTTTTACCCATAAATTCAAAAGGAGTATAACCAAAGAATGGGCTAGCGTATCTTACAATATGTGTTTGTGAATCTTCTCCGGGAGCATTGCCTTGATCTTTTAATAATTGCACTTCTAGACTACCCATTAGAGTAGGATCTAAATGGCTGATAACTCTAGCAAGATAGACGCCCGAACCTACGCCGCCGGTTAGGCCGTCTCTTTCTGCTGATGGTCTTCTAAGCTGTGACATTCGTTATCCTTTAAAATCCTGCGTCATCGTAGGGATTATATCCCGTTGGGGGTGTTAATAAATTAGTGTCCTGAATCGGTGAAGTCCTTGGTGCTTCTTGCTTATCAATATCCACTGCTGAATTATTATCTCTAGACTTAGGTAATGGAACATTGCCGCCGGTCTTGTTGGTAAGTTCTGGGCCTTGAGGACCTGGCATTCTTAGACATTTTAGTTTCTGTCTCCACACACCGTCTTGAAAAGTATTTTCACACTGAACAACACGATATATACCACCAAACGGACTTTCTTTACCGGCAACTGAAAAATCATACAAACCAGTTTTTTCGTTTATGTCTGCCGGAGTTCTAAAAGTTAGGTATATGTAGATATTACCGCTTTCGTAATTCATTGTGCCGTCATTGGTAATTTGACTAGTTTCTTTAGGAGCTGCGGCAAAATAATTTCCCATACCACTGTCAATCATCCAATATGGATCTCCTAAAATTTCTAAGTCGACAGAAATTAAATCAGCACTATTGCCACTGATAAACGATCTTTGAAAATTTTCTGCAACGTTTTGTTCGGTGGTCTTTTCTCCAGAACCACCCTTATATCCTTCTAACAGTTTAGGATCTCTTTTATTTCTAGCACGTCCAGCCTGTGCTCCTTGCGCTGCCGGAGCCGCACCTTTACCAGTTTTAGCAGTCTTGTTTAATTTTTCGCTGCCTTTTTGATCTTGATTACCAGTAGTAACTCCTTCGTTTTCAGGGCTGGGTTTGACTCCCGAATAAAATAAATTATTAATGTTAATATCAAATTTTATTACATCAACGTTTTGTCCAGTGTAGATATAATTGTATTCTTTAACTACTGATTTCATTAATTCGTTATAGCCAATAGGCATAGAACTAGGATTAGAAAATATTGACTGGTGTATAAAGTATGGGACAACACGGTAGGTAATCTTTTTAGCATAATCTCCTACGATAGGATCATATTCCAAAAGTTCAATCTGTACATCAAGTTTAAACCATCTAATGTAACCTTCAGGAGTAGTTCCAAATCCACCATTGTCTCTATCCGTAATAGCTTTCTTAGCATAATCCGAACTAAGAATAACTTGATTGATCATTGCGGTTAGTGTTTGCCCCTGTCCGAATTGAAAGGCTCTTTGCTTAGGGTCAATTGTCATTCCGTTTCTGCGAACAACTCCAGTCTTAGGATCAATTTGATCACCAGCTCTCTTAAAAGGTGAATTGCCTCCGCTGAGTTGATCAAAACCTAATTGGGCTCCGCCTAGTGGATTAACTTCTGCTTGTTCATTTTCTCTGGCAATGTTTACACCTTTGGTAATAGATTTTCGAATTTCCTCTTTAGGATCTGCAGATGCTCTATTGAGAATAGGAGCATTTTCAAGAGATGATAACCACCCCGAAGCTAATTTAGGAAATTGAATTGCATACTGATCTGGTTTTCCAATCTTCCCTTCTTTTACTAGTTTATCTTCATTGCGGTTTAAAACAGCTACTAGACTATTTTCACCGGTGCTTAATACTTCTTCTACTGTTCCTTTTTCTCCGCCAAATATTTTTAGATCGTTATAGGAAACATTAAATGCATCACTGAATCCTTGATGGTTGTAAGGAATAGCTTCTACTTTATAGCTACTACCGCCTTCATTTACAGAAAATTTAACACTGACTAATTTTAATGTAAAAAACTTTGGTTTAACTGACTTTATAACTTGACCTAACTCGTTATATCCTTGTATATCCATTCTTAGAACATAAGGAGCACCTTGTAGATAATCTAAGTATCCAGCTTTGATTGCGGCATTCTGTAGACTCTGCAAAAGCAGTCCCATCGAATGCGGTTCGTAAATGTCAAAACTAAATTTAATTGCATTACTATTACCAGTTTTTTCATTACTACCAATAATGGTATTCATCTGAAAGTTATTGATATAATATTCAGGAGTACCGTAAAATGTATTAACACGCTGACTGTCAAATCTTCCGCCAGAAGAAAATACGATATGTTGTAGTGCAGAAGGATTATCTCTGTAACTTCTTGGATTATTAAACTGTTCTGGTGTCAAGCAGGCCAATGTCCATAGAGTATTGTAAGAAGCAAATTCTTCTAAGGGATTTGGA